CACCCCGCACCCACGACCAGGGAAGGACACCCCCGGATGACTGCCGTTGCGGACGCCACCGCTGCACGTGAGCTGTGGCCCGACGCCGACACCATCGCGGACGCCACCCTGGACCGTCTGCTGGGCGCGGCGTGGGAAGCGTGCGCCGCGTTCCTGCCGGCTGCGGCCACCGACCCCATGCCGGTCCCGGTCCCGGAAGCGTGGGTCCACGCCAACGTCCTGCACGCACGGGACCTGTGGACCGCGTACCGGCGTGAGGGTGACGTGATCGGGTTCGATCAGTACGCGGTCCGGGTGGCACCGCTGGCCGCGTCCGTGCGTGCCCTGCTGCGCCCGGCCCGTGGCGTCCCCATGGTCGGGTGACGCGGTGACTGTGACCGGCACCCGCGCCCGTGTGGCCGCTGCCCTGGCCCCGGCGTTCGTCCACGTCATCGCGTACCCCCGGGACGTGGACCAGGTCCAGGACCCCACCGCGGTGGTGGTGGTCGAGTCCGTGGACCCTCCGTCCGTGGCGTGCCCGGCCCCGGTGGTCACCCTGTCCGTGTGGGTGGTGACCCCGCTGACCGAACCCGGCCCCGCGGATGACGCCGCGGACACCCTGCTGGACGCCGCACTGTCCGCGCTGACCGGCGCGGGTATCACCTGGACCACCGCCGAACGTGCCGTGTGGCGGGACCGTAACCCGGCCTATCGGGTCACCATCGAAATCTGAGAGGACACCCCTATGTCTGTCGTCGGGTACGTCGTCAACACCATGTCCGTGAAGATCAAGCAGGGTGCCGCCACCGCGGTGGAGTACCAGTGCGCGGTCACGGGCGTGCGGGAGAACCCGACCCGTCAGCAGGTCACCACACAGGTGGCGTGCCCGGACGGGTCCAAGACCGACCAGGGACCCACCAGCTGGACCGTGGACGTGTCCTACAACGTGTCCAACGTGCCGGACAGCTTCCACCGCATCATGCGCGACCACGACGGCGCCGCGGCCACCCTGACCGTGGAGCCGTTCCCCGTGCAGGAACCGGGCCACCTGGTGGAGTACGACGTGGTCCTGTCCGCGGGTGGCGCGGACTACACGGTGGGGTCCTACGGCACCGCCACCGTCACGCTGCCCGTGCAGGGCAAGCCGCGCAACGTGGACCCGGTCGGACCCTGACCATGCTGTCCATCCTGCAAGCCTCCCAACGGGAGCGTGCAGCGGTGGCCGCGTTCGGTTCGCTCCCGAAGAACCTGCAAGCCCGCATCCGGAAGGACACCGCGGCGCAGGTCGTCCCGTGGATGCGTGCCGGTGCGGCACGCGCCGCGTCGTCCCCACTGGAACAGCGCCTAGCGGCCACCGCCCGCTACACCGCGTATCGCGGCATCCCGGGGGTGTCGTTCGGTGGCCCGCGCGCGGTCACGTCCACGGGTGTCCCGGGCCGGGTCCTGGCGCGCCCGGTCGAGTTTGGGTCATCGGGCACGCGCCGCGCCACGTACCAGGCGCGCGGCGCCACGGTCACCCGGCGCGTGACCCGCCAATTCATGCCGGACACCGCGTTCCAAGGCAGGTTCGTGCAGCCGGCAGCGGAAGCGGTGTCCGACGACGTGACGGACCTGTGGGTGGGCCTGGTAGAGGACGCCATGGTGGCAGCGTGGAACGGGGAGTCCAGTGGCTAGGACACCGCGGGACCTGGTCGTCCGGTTCGTCTCGGACGTGTCCGGGTTCCTGCGCGGCACCGACCAGGTCCAGGACGCGCTGACCGACACCGTCCGGGACCTGGACCGCGTCGCGGACGCGGGGGAGGAATCAGCGCGGGACCTGGCGCGCGCCTACGACCGCGCCACGGACAGCATCAAGCGCGACACCCGGGAGGCTGGGCGCCAGTCGCGCCGTGACTTCGCTGACGCCGGGCAGGAAGCGGGGGACGAATTCGCGCAGAACCTGGGCGAGTCCGTCGCATCCGGGGACATCTCCGGTCTGCTGTCCGGCACGGTGGGTGGCCTGGTCGGCACGTTCGGCAAGGGTGGCCCCGTAGCTATCGCAATCGCGTCCCTGGCCGGTGTCGGCGTGGGTGTGTTCCAGGCCTGGCAGCAAGCCGCGGAGGACGCGGCCACCGCCGCACAAACGGCGTTCGATCAGCTGAAGGAAGGTGCGTCCGACCAGGCCAAGTTGCAACAGGTCCTCTCGGACAGGTTCGGGTCCTACGTGGGTGGCCTGGAACAGCTGGAACGGTACTCCGCAGCCACCGGCATATCCGTGGACGACCTGGCCCGCGGTCTGGTCAAGGGTGGCCCTGCGGCGCGCCGCATCGCGGACAGCGCACGCGAGACGGCCCGGCAATTCTTCGAGACGGAAGGTTCGCTGGGCAAGAACCGGCGACTCCTGACCGACATGGCAGACGACTACGAGGACCGCGCGGACTCTCTGGAACGCGCCGCGCGCGCCGCGCAGACCGAACGGGACGCGCTGGGCGCGTCGGAAGCGATCCTGCGCCGGTCGGCGCGCTACTACGCGCAGCGCGGTTCGGCGTACGCCGCGGGTGGGTCCACGTACAACAGTCAGGTTCCCCGCTACGCGCGTGGGACCAGGAAGGGCAGGTCCTAGGTGCCCCTCACAATCACCGCGACGGTGGACCCCAACACCCATGCCGTCACCCTGGACGTGCGGTCCGGGACGCCGGACTACACCGTGCAGGCCGCACCCGCGGGGGACCTGGACGCCTACACGGTGCGTGCCCGGTGGGCGCGTCCCCCGGGCGCGGACGGGTCCGTGCGTATCGCCGTGGACGGAGACGTGCCCCTCAACACCCCCACTGTGTACGTGGTCACGGACAAGGCAGGCGTGCAGGCACAGACTGCCGCGGTCACGGTGGCCGCGTCGCGCCCGGTCCTGTCCGACGCCACCGACCCCGGCACCGCACTGGACGTGACCGTGGTGTCCCAGCCACCCGACCAGTGGGAAGCGCGGTCCGTCTGGTGGGACGTGCTGGGGGGGTCGGCGCCGTTCGCGTCCATCGCACCCATGCGGACCCGTAACGGGGACCTGGTCCTGCGGACCGAAACCCTCGCGCAGCGTCGCGCGCTGCGCGCGCTCATGGCACCCGGGCGCCCGCTGATCCTGCGCGCCGTCTGCCCGGACGCGGTGGACGACCTGACCATGCTGGTGGAACAGGCCAGGGATGAGCTGGTCATGGACGACGCGCCGGCTGGACCGCGGCACACCACCCTGACCTATCAGGCACTCAACAGGGAACAGCTGGGACCGTTCGCCGTGGACCCGTCCCGGTCGTACGCGCAGGTGGTCGCGGAGTCCGCCACGTACAGGGACGTGCTGGCCCGGTTCGTCACCTACGCGGAGCTGTTGGCCGGGGACCCGGGCGCGTCGCTGGACACCGAGACGTGGGCAAACGGCACGTTCGGCGCCGGCCAGGGGACCTGGTCCACGTTCTGGACCAGCAACGCGGCGTGGACGTTCGACGGGTCCGACGCATCAGCGGAAGCCGCGGCCACGAACGGCGTAGCGGTCCTGCACCAGTGGAAGAACAGCCCGGTGCCGTCGTCGCGTCGCATCCGGGTCACGGGACGGGTCCGCATGGTGGCGCCGGGCGCCACCGCACTGGTCGACGTGCTGGCCAACACCGCACCTGGAAAGGCTGAGTATCTGGAACCGGGTGTGCAGCGCGCCATGACACCTGTGGCCGCGGGTGCGGTGTGGTCCACGTTCACCGTGGACGTGACCGTGCCCGGTGCGGCCACGGACGTGGTGACCGTGTACCTGCGCTGCCAGGCCATGCCAGCCGGTGGCGTCATCGAATGGGACGACGTGTCCGCGCGGTGGTTCCTGTGAAGCCTGCCCCCGAACAGCTGCGCGCCTCGTACGGCGTCCAGGTGTGGGAACCGATCACCCGCGCCACGTTCACCGCACCGGACGGCACCGTGCTGCCCGCGGTGGACGTGATCGGTGGGGACTACGAGTCCAGCAGTGACCGCTGGCCGCGTGAGGAAGCCACGTTCACCGTGCCGGTGGCGCTGACCCCGCGCGCCACCGTGCCCCCGGTGTCCCCGTACGGCGGGACCGTCACCCTGACCATGGGCGCGCGCCTGCCCGGCGTGGGTGAGCTCACCTTCCAGGTGGCCACCCTGGACGTGGTGGAGACGACGATTCGCCGCCCGGAATCCACGGTGGAGGTCCGCGCGGTGTCCCACGAGGCGCGCGTGAACGAAGACCGCCGCGTGGACCCCAACGGCACGGACGCCGGCCTGTCCAGCGCGGTGGTGGCCGGGCTGGTCCGCTACACCATGGGTACGACGTACCCGGTGACCAACCTGCTGTCCACGGACCCGGTCCTGGAAGCGGGCGCCTACGACCTGGACGGGGACGTGTGGCCGGTCGTGGAAGCGATCATGGACGCCGCGGGTGGGGAAGCGGTGTTCACCCTGGACGGGCTGGTCCTGCGGGACGTGCCGGTCAAGGCATCGACCCCCGACCAGGTGTTCACCACAGGGGAACGCGACGCCGGGACCCTGACCGGGTACGAGTCCACCCGCGGCTGGGCGTTCAACAGTGTCCGGCTGCGGTGGGTGTCCGCGGAAGCGCGGACCCGTGCGCTGCGCTACAAGTGGGAAGCCACCCGCACCACGACACCGCCAGCCGGCCACGTGTCCGTCAACACCGCGGACCCGAAGAACGCCGCCACCCTCTACGTCCACCGGAAGGTGTCCGCGGACCAGGACGTGGCGGAGTCGTTCGCCGGGCTGGTCGCAGGTGACCGGGTCACGGTGGTGCAGGAAGTGCCCAACGGCCCAGACAAGCGGCTGCGCTACGTGGCCACGGGGAAAGCCACCATCGGCGCCACCATCATCAGCGTGCCGGTGGACCTGACCGCGTCGCGCGGCACCGAACCCGCGGACGAGTCCGACGTGGAGGTGTCCGTGTTCGTCGCGGAACACCAGCGCATCGGCACGTGGCAGGACACCAGTACGGTCAGCGGGGTCACCTCCCCGTACGGGCGCCACGTGTTCCGGGAGGACTACACCGTGGACCGCGGCACCCTGCCCACCCAAGCGCAGGCCGACGCCGCCGCCGCGGCCATGGCCACCCGCCGCCTGGAAGGGTTCCGGACCGTGTCGCTGCGCGCCGTGCCGGCGCCGTGGGTGGAACCGGGGGACACCATCGCGGTGGCGTTCCTGGGCGACACCACGGAAACGCTGATCGTGACCGGGGTGACCGTCCCGCTGACACAGCTGGACGTGATGGACCTAGACGCACGTGACCCCGCGTACACCGCAACCTGAGAGGACCACACCATGCCCACGACCGCGTCAGGTCTGCCGTACCCGGTGGACACCGCCACCCCGGACGTACCCCGGGACATTCGCCTGCTGGCCGAAGCTCTGGAAGCGCGCCTGCCGAGAGCGCAGCACGCCGGTCAGGTGAGCGTGAGCGTGTCCGCGGCGGTGTCCGCCACGGCTGCGGTGACCTTCCCCGTGGGCCGATTCACTGCCACCCCCAACGTGGTCGTCTCCACGTCCGGGACCACCGTGTGGGTGGCTATGTCGTCCGGCGCGTCCGCGTCCGGATTCACCGCGACGGCACGTAACGTGGACGGCACGTCATCCACCGCCACCGTGACCGTGCAGTTTGCGGCCATTCAGAGCTGAGAGGACCACACCATGATCGTGACCTGTCGCACCCCCGGCTGCGGGAACGCTGACCAGCCGATTGACCTGCAGTTCACGGACCCCGAGACCGGGGACCCGGTGGTGCCGGATTCGTACGTGTGCGGGGTCTGCGGGCAGACCATCGGGGACCTGGTGGACCCCGCGGACCTGCTGCCCACCGACGACACACAGGACCCCCCCGGTGAGTAACCGGGTCCGGGCCACGGACGACGGACTGGCGCGCATCACCGCGTCGCTGGGCGCGTCCACGTTCCACGGCATCAGCGTGCAGGGCCACTGCATGGGCATCGTGGCCCGGACCTGGCGCCTGCCGTCACAGGCCGCGGGCTACGCAACCGCGTTCGATGGGGCACAGGCTGTCATCCGGGCCGGTCGGATGCGATCCGGGACAAACCCGCCCGTGGGAGCTGTCCCCTGGTGGGCACACCGCACCAGCAACAACCGCCCCGGGCACGTGGCCACCATCGACCGCCCCGGGCACTGCATCGGCAACGTAGGCGCCACCATCCAGTCAGTGCCACTGTCCCGGTTCGGGAACCTGCGGTGGCTGGGCTGGTGTTGGCCGGCTGACGTACCCGGGTGGGGTAGCGCTGTCGTGACACCGCCCCCGCCCACCATCCCCACACCCATCGAGCTAGGAGACGACGACGCCATGACGCTGATTCGCACGAACAACGGTCAGGGACGGCACTTCATCCTCTCGGGTGGCCGCATGGCCCCCTTGGATCGTGGCTACGCGGTGACCGTGCCCGGGGACATGACCACGGTGACCCTGGCCGCGGGGGACGACGGGTCCAGTCTGCGCGCCGTGTTCGGTCCGTGAGACACCCGGGACCCGAATTCACCCGCTGGCCCACCCTGCTGGCCGCGGTCACCCTGGCCACGTCCGGGGTGGCCCTGGACCTGGCCAGCCACGCACCTGTGGCGTTCGCACTGTGGGCGCTGTCTGCGGCGTGCTTCGGCGCGTTCCTGTACGCCGAAGGTGCCCGGCACCGGGACTGGACGGACGCGGAGCGCCGCTACCTAGACGCCGACGCCGACACGCCGGACCGCGGCGCCGATTGACACCGACCAGGACCCCTGACGTACGGTGCCCTCACTGACAACCGCACCGGACCCACCCCGGACGCCGATAAGGAACACCGCGTCACGCCACGTGGTGCCCTGCATCCGGGGGTGGTCCCCGTACCGAATGGGCCACCGTGCATATCCCGATCATGGAGACGACCGCCGCGACCGCGGCACGTGTCGGACTCTCACCTGACCAGCTGCGCCGCATGGCGTCCCGTGGGGAAGTGCCTGGCGCGCTGCGCCTTTCGGGCCACACGGGTCCGTGGCGTTTCCCCGCTGACTGGACCCCTGGAACACCGACACCCCCGGCACCTGTGGGCGCCGGGGGTGGGGTGACTGACACGCGAAGCACCGCGGGACGTGCCTACGTTACGTCAAGTCAGGCAGTGCCGTCACCTGTGGCCCGTGCCCGCGCCGTCGCGTCCGCGCTGGACACCGTCACCACCCGTCCCGCGGTCGCGCTGCGGGACGTGCTGTTCACCGTGGCCGAGACTGCCACGCGCCACCAGGCCGGACGTGACGGATGGTGCATGGCGTGCGGCTGGCAGTACCCGTGCGCGGACCGGCGCGCAGCTGACGCGGTCCTGGACCGTGCCACCGCCGTGGTCCTGGACGGTGCCCGATGACGCGCCTGACCCCGCGCGGCTGGCGCGTCCTCACGATCACCTGCTGCCTGGCCGGGTTCGCGCTGGGCATGTATGCACCCCTGTGGGACGCCATGCCGTGGGCGGTAACCCCATGACCCCGCTGGCGTACCTGGTCGCGCTGGCCGCGTTCCTGGCCGGTGGTGTGCTGGGCATCGGTCTGGCCGGTCTGCTGCGCGCCGCGTCGCGCCCGCGTCCCCAGCGCACGCCGGACTACTTCCCCCGGTGGTGGGTGTGAAGCGCGCGCGGAACCTGCCCCGGCCCGTGTTCACCCGTGACCAGTACCAGGACGCCGCGGTGCGCGTGCTGTCACGTGCGGTGGCGTTTGGGGAGTGTGCGATCGACACGGGCACACCGTCCCGGGACTACCCCATGGTGGCGGTGGGTAGGCACGGGGATTCCACCTACCCGATGGGGTCGGCGCTGGTCGTCGCGCGCGCCGCGGGCTGGACCATCGGCCCGGACGACCAGGTGGACCACGTGTGTTTCACCCGCCGATGCGTCGCGTTCGATCACCTGCGCGTCATCCCGGGCGCTGTCAACCGTGGCCGCCGACGCAACGTCCGGCAGACGGCACCCGCGTGGCAGGTGACCGCATGACCGCGTGGCCCGTCTGTGACGGGCCGGAATGCGACGCCGACGCTGCCGCCCACGTCCAGGTCCTGGACCGCGGGACCGGCCCGGAAGGGATGCCGGACACCATCGTGGTGTGCCCGGACCACCTGGCCCTGGTCCTGCTGTCCCTGGCCACCTGGCACGCCACCCGGGACGTGACCCGATGGGTGTAGGGATCATCCGTACCCACCGCGCCGGGTTCGTCGCGGTGTGCCTGTCCTGCCAGTGGCCCATCCCCGCGGTGGTCCCGCGCCGTTCCCACGCGCTGACCCTGCTGGACGACCACCACCGCCATGCCTGCACCGCCCCCGTGGTGGTGACGGCGTGAGACTGGCCATAGCTGACCCGCCGTACCTAGGACGCGCGGAACGCTGGTACGGACAGTCCGGCATGGGCGCCGCGGCCGGCGCCGGACGCGCGGACAGCCACCCGGAAGCTGCGGAATGGGACGACCCCGCACGGCACGCGGACCTGGTCCGCCAGCTGGTCCAGGGCTACGACGGCTGGGCTATCGCAGCCACCGTGCCGTCACTGCCGGTGTACCTGGACGCGGTCACCCGACACGTGCCCCTGCACCGTGACGCGAAAGCGCGCCCATGGTCCTCCCCACCCGTTCGGGTCCTGTCCTGGCACACCCCGAACGGGTCCCCATCGGCCACCCGCATCCGGCAGACCTGGGAACCCGTCCTGGTGTACGTGCCACTGACGCGGCGCAAGCATGGGACGGGCCACCCGGTGGCGGACACCCTGACAGCCACCACCGACCGGATCGGGTTCCCCGGCGCAAAGCCGGCCGCGTGGACACGGTGGGTACTGGACGTGCTGGGCTACGACCAGGGCACGGACACCGTGGACGACCTGTTCCCCGGGTCCGGCGCGGTGGCCCGTGAGCTGTCCCAGCTGGTCATCCTGTGACGGGCTACGACGACCACCTGGACGGGTACGGGGACCCCGGGCCGGTCGTGGCAGCGCACGCCACCACCGACCCCTGCCCGGGCACGTCGTACGTGACCACCCTGCGCGACGCCACCGGCTGGCAGCACACCCATTCCGTCAGCTGCGCCACGTGCCACGCGCCTGGGCGCTATCGGTGGTGGCTGGACGGGCGCCACCTGTGCGGGCGCTGCCTGGCGCGCGCGTACGCACCCCTGGCCGATGACTAGCGCCTGGTACTGCCGTCGCTGCGGCATCGGACCACGCCCGGCACCTGACCCTGAGGAAGCGCAGCGCCTGGGCGTGGCGCACTACGACCTGACCCACCGTGACGCGGACACCGCGGCCATGGACGAGAGGAAGGACGCCACGTGACACCCACGCCGCGGGCGCGTGGCCCACCCATGGCCGCGCGCCGTACGACCCACAGGCTGGCACCGTCTGGCCCGTGCCCCCGCACCGCCCGTGTAGACCGTCCGGGTAGCCGGGTCAGGGCACGGACCCCCGGACACCGCCACGCCTGTCCCCGTGTTGCGTGGCCACGGGGGGACGATCCGCTATGTCCGGGCAGACGACGGGGGACAGGCACCGCACGGCACGGCCACGTCCCACCCGACCGGACACGGGAGGGGGGGATTAGGGGGGGTAGGCCGGGTGGGTGGGTGCCTGTATCTGACGCCCGCGCGCGAGAGGATGGGACGCATGGCCGGCTGGAGTGAACACCACCCCACCGCCCGGTACAAGCGCGTCAGGCTGGACGTGCTGTACCGGGATGGGTACGAGTGTCAGCTACGCCTGCCGGGCTGCACGGGTCGTGCTGACACGGTGGACCATGACCCACCGTTGGCGCTGGGTGGGTCCATGTACGACCGGACGAAGATGCGCGCGGCGTGCTCGCACTGCAATAGCACGGCGGGCGGTGCGCTGGGGTCGGCGCGTGGGCGTGTGGGTCGGCCGTCGCGGCGGTGGGTCCTTTGAGCGGGACCCTGCACCGCAATGCCCGGCCGGGGGGTATCTCCCTCGCGTGGCGTGGTGACGGCGCGCGCGGAAACGTACACCTGTACGAGAGGACGAAAGCGTGACAGACCAGCCTGCACTGCCCGGGATGACACCGAAGCGCGCCCGATACCGGCCGGGCCGGGTGGAACGGCAGGTGGACTCGGACCTGCGGGCGGCACGCAAGGCGGGACAGCTGCCACCGAACACCGCGGGGCTGGACACGCTGCTGCGGTCCCTGGCCCGGCAGTTGGACGTGGCCGAGCACCAGGCCGTCGCGGAAGGGAAGCCGGTGTACGTGGCGCCGTTCCTCGCGCAGCGCATGGCTGAGGTGTACGCGCAGGTGGGTCTGACGGGGCAGGGTGGTGGTGGCAGTGACGCGGACGCATGGCTGGCAGGCATCGGCGCAGCCGAGATTCCACACGGCACCTGACCTGTCGGCGCCGTCGTTCGCGCCGGGTGCGCTGCGCCTGTTGCACGCGCTGCGCGGCCAGCCGATGCCGTGGCAGGTGGACCTGTTGCACGTGGCGTCGCAGCTCACCCCGGACGGCGCGTCCCTGGCGTACCCGTACGTGGTCGCGGTGGTGCCACGTAGGGCAGGGAAGTCAGCCGCGACCCTGGCCGCGTTCGTGCAGCGCCTGGCGGTCGCGCCGCGGGTGCGCTGCCACTACACGGCGCAGACCCGTGCGGACGCGGCGCTGACGTTCCGGGATGACTGGTCACCCATCCTGCGATCCACACCCCTGTACGGGCCGCGCATCGGGCTACGCGCGTCCAACGGGTCGGAGTCTGTGACGTGGAAGCACGTGCCGAACAGCACCCGGGTCACCTCCACCCTGTCCCTGTTCGCTCCCGGACCCACCGCGCTGCACGGCACGGACGCCGACGCGGTCGGGGTGGATGAAGCCTGGTCCCTGACCGCGGACAAGGGTGGGGAGCTGGAAGCGGGCATCCAGCCGGCACAGTCAACCCGCCCACACCGCCAGCTGTGGATCATCAGCGCGGGCGGCACGGAAGACAGCACCTGGCTGGACAGGTGGGTGTCCCTGGGCCGGGACGGCACCCCGGGTGTGGCACTGGTGGAGTACGCCGCGGACCCCGACACCGACGACCTGGACGACCCCGCGGTGTGGGCGCGCGTCCACCCCGCGGTGGGTCACACCATCAGCGTGGACACCCTGGCGTCCATCCGGGCCACGATGGACCCCGCGGAATTCCACCGCGCGTTCCTGGGGGTGTGGACCCACCGCAGCGGGCAGGCGCCGCGCCTGCCGGTGGCGGCGTGGACGGCGTCCCTGGACCCTGACGCTGCGCCCGGTGGCCGGTCCCTGGCGTACGGGGTGGAGACGGCCCACGACGGCACCCACACGGCACTGGTGGCGGCGTCCCTGGACGCGGACGGGCGCGTGGTGGTGGAGGTCATCGAGCACGCGCCGGGCACCGCGTGGGTGCCGGACGTGTGGCGGCGCGTCCGGGCGCGGCACCGCGGCACCCTGTACGCCGACCAGCTGGGACCCACGGCCCCGGTGGTGGACGCGCTGGTGCGCGCCGGGCTGCCCGTGACCCTGCTGACCACGACGCAATACGCCGCGGCGTGCGCTGCCCTGCTGGACGACGTGACCGGGGACCGTCTGCGCCACCGCGGCCAGCCGGTCCTGGACGCGGCGGCGCGGACCGCGACGGCGCGCCCGGTCGGGGACAGGTGGGTGTGGGAGCGGCGTGGGCGGGACGTGGCCGCGCTGGTGGCCGCGACGGTGGCCGCGCACGGTGCACGGCATCCGGTGCAGGTCCCGACCGTCCACGCGGTGGCCGGCTGACACTCCCGGGCCTACCGATACGCGCCGTCGCGTATCGGAACGTGGCACACTGCCGGTGTGGGACTTCGCACCGCGCTGCGCCTGACGCGCACCCTGGACACGTCCAGTGGTCAGCCTGTCGCGCCCGCGATCCATTCCCCGTGGTCCGACACTGACCAGCTTTCCACCATCGTCTGGTCGGACCTGCTGGACCTGGACCTGCTGCCCCTGACCCGCGCGGAAGCCATGGCGGTCCCGGCCATGGCGCGTGCCCGCCACCTGATCGTGGGCGCGGTGGCCACGTGCCCGCTAGTCGCGTACCGGGGTGCCGTCGCGCTCCCGGACGCTGACCAGCCGGCGTGGATGTATCGCACGGACGGGGACGTGTCCCCGTGGCATCGCATGGCGTGGACGGTGGATGACCTGGTGTTCTCCGGGTGGTCCCTGTGGGCGGTGGATCGTGGCGCGGACGGGTCAGTGCTGGCCGCGGACCGGGTCCCGTTCGATGCGTGGTCGTTCGGGGACGACGGGCGGACCATCCTGGTGGGTGACCAGCCGGTGGCACGCCGGGACGTGGTCCTGATCCCTGGCCCCCACGAGGGTGTCCTGTCGTTCGCTGCCCGTTCGCTGCGCGCCGCGTCGAAGCTGGAACGGTCCGCGGCACGGCACGCGCAGAACCCGGTGCCGTCTGTGGAGCTGCGCCAGACACAGGACGTGCAGCTGACCACCGCGGAACGCGATGAGCTGGTGGCCGGGTGGGTGGCGGCGCGCGCGTCGGAGTCCGGCGCCGTGGGTTTCACGTCCTACGGGGTGGAGGCTCACGCGCTGGGCCAGGTCCCGGAACAGCTCCTGGTGGAGGGCCGCAACGCTGCGGCGGTGGACGTGGCCCGGCACGTGTCGATGCCCGCGGCCATGCTGGACGCCACCACCGCGGGCGCGTCCCTGACGTACGAGACGACGCAAGGCAGGTCCGGCCAATTCCTGGACTACGGGGTGCGCCTGTACCTGGACGCCATCGCTGGCCGGCTGTCCATGGACGACGTGGTCCCGCGCGGCACCCGCACTGTCCTGGACACCACCGGCCTGACCGCACTGGTGCCCACCGAACCCAACACCCTGGACTGACCCATGACGAACCTGCGCGTGCCCGGTGTCCTGGTCGCAGCTGACACCACGTCCCGCACGATCACCTATCGGCTGCTCCCCTACGGCGCGCCGGGTCGCACGTCCCTGGGACTGGTGACCGCGTCGCGTGGCGCCGTCACCATCCCGGACCCCACCGCCGTGACGCTCAACATGGAGCACGACCCCACCCGCCCGGTGGGTCGTCTGCTGTCCACCGACGACCGGGACGACGCGCTGCACGCCACGTTCCGCATCGCGCAGACCAGCGTGGGTGACGACCTGCTGGCAGAAGTCAGCGAAGGACTCCGCACGGGCGCGTCCGTGGAGCTGGACGGCGTCCTGATCCGTGACGGCCAGCTAGTCGCGGGTGCCCTGACCGGCGCCGGCGCCGTGACCCGTCCGGCGTTCGCTGACGCGCGCGCACTGCTGGTCGCGTCCGACACCGACCCCGACGACCAGGCGCCCGACGCCACCGACCCCGACACCGCCGCGGTGCCGGACCCTGACCCCGACACCGCCGCGGTGCCGGACGAACGAGAGGACACCCCCGTGACCGTCACGGACCCCACCCTGACCGCCGCGGCGCCCAGCGCGCTGCCCCCGGTCACGACCGCGCCCGCCGCGCGGGACCTGCCCCTGTCCGCGGTCAACCGTCTGCTGGCGTCCGTGTCCGCGGGTGACCGGGACCCGCAGCTGCTCGCCGCGCTGTCGGACCTGACGTACACCGCCAACGCGCACGTGCTGCCCCCGCAGTTCATCCAGGAGGTCTGGTCTGGGAACCCGTACCAGCGTCAGATCGTGCCCCTGATCGGCACGGACACCCTGACCAGCCCGAAGGTCCAGGGCTGGCGGTGGAAGGTCGCGCCGGCCGGCGCCGACTACACCGGGGACAAGACGGACGTGCCGTCCAACGCGGCGCTGACCGAAGCGGTGGAATGGGACGCTGCCCGCTGGGCAGGTGCCCACGACCACGACCGCATCTTCGTGGACTTCGGTGTAGAGGGGTACTGGTCCAGCTACTGGTCCGCCATGGCCGCGTCCTACGCGCAGTGGTCGGACGGCAAGGCGCTGACCGGCATCAAGACCGCAGCCACCGACGTGGCCCCCGCCGCGGGGGAGTCCGTCGTCGCGTCGGTCATCCGCTGCGCGCTGTCGGTCATCCCGCACGGCACGCCCACGTTCGCACTGCTGGGCGCGTCGGCGTTCGCTGCCATGGCCGAGACGGACCCGCTGGCGTTCCTGACCGGCCAGCTGTCCATCCCGTCCGCGGACGGCAACGTGGGCGGGCTGCGGTTCGCGTCGCACGCCAACCTGGCCGCGGGTGACGTGATCGTGGGCACCCGCAACGCGGCCACCTGGTACGAGCTGGGCGGCACCCCCATCCGGGTCAACACCGTGGACCTGGTCAAGGGCGGCGAGGACACCGGCGCGTTCGGCTACGGCGTGCTCGGCACCCACGCCGCCGTGGGCCTGGCCAAGACCACCTGGACGGCGCCCACCCCTTGACAGCCGCGGTCACCCCGAACCCGGCACCCCCGTCTGACGGGGACCCGGCAGTGACCGCGGGCAAGCGGAAGCGCACGACCTGACCGCGCGGGTGCGGGGTCCCCACCGCTGGGGGACCCCGCACCCCGCACCCACGACCAGGGAAGGACACCCCCGGATGACTGCCGTTGCGGACGCCACCGCTGCACGTGAGCTGTGGCCCGACGCCGACACCATCGCGGACGCCACCCTGGACCGTCTGCTGGGCG